GCAGGACTAATCGTGTAAGTACCAGCACCGCCCGTTCCGGTGCCAAGTGCTGTGATGGTTGTGCCAGCGGTAATGTTAGTGCCAGCAATTACTTGCCCAACTTGAATCGTTCCAGTAACTGAAGAAGCCGTAAGGGTAGTGGAAATGCCAGAGGTTGCGCCAGTGAATGAGGTGGTGGCTGTAGTAACTGTAGTACCAGAAACAATCGCTGAACCCCAAGTAGGAGTCGTATCACCGTTTGAAACTAAAACCTGACCAGAGCTTCCATAGGCTGTACCCGAAGAACCAAACGACACGCCACCGTTAGAGGTGATACGCATCCGTTCTGAGCCGTTATTGTTAAATATAAACGAACCCGCTCCCGCATTTACTAAAACACCAGTTCCACTCGTGGTGTACATTTGCGTGTAACTAGTTGCGTCTTGCACTCGCATAGCAGGAGAAGACGCACCGTAAACAGTGAGTTTGTCGCTCGGCGAACTCGTACCAATACCTACGTTACCGCTGGAATCAACACGCATCTTTTCGGTGCCATTAGTGGCAACTGCTACCGTATCAGCAGCGGGGAAAAATATTCCAGTGTTACTATCTGAACCTTGAATAGCCGGAGTTCCGGCAGAACCATCTACCCCAGAAATGCCGTTAGTTCCATTGATTACGACTGACATATATTCTCCTTAGACCACAGTCCAAACGCTACCGGATGGAACGGTGAACGTCACGCCACTGTTGACTGTAATAGGCCCGCCGGAAACAGCGTTGTAGCTTGTAGGAATTGTTGTGTTTACTGAAATAGTAGTGTTGCACAGATAACTAGAACCAGAATCCCCACCAACAATATTTTGGCCATCATCTTGATACGTTGCCTTGCTCGCGGGATAAACAACATAAACGTCTTTAGTGCCCGCGCTAAAAGAAACCAATGAACCACTATTGGAAGATGAAAGCACTGTGGTACGCGATAGCGTAGTACCAGAAGACGTATAAGTACCAATGCCCACTTCCCACTCGGAGCCGCCGTTGGACGAGATGGTGTAATAGGTTGTGTTACCGTTGCCGATTGCGGAAAAAGACTGAAAGCCTGTGGCTGCGCCAAGAAGCGTTGCCGTGCCCGTGCCGGTTACTGTAGTTGTTTCTTTTACCCTATCTTTAACTACAAGAGCCATGTCTATTCCTTACGGCGAAGTTTGAATGTTTTGCCAAGATGATGTTTGCGCGTTGTTTATATTTTGCCATGCGGAGTCTTCAGCATCAACAATAGTTGTCCAAGTCACTGTTTGGGAGTCGTTGATAATTTCCCAAATAAGCCTGCCAATGATTGAGTCTAGGGCAGCAAGGTTTTCAACAACAGATACATTGAATATTGTTGTCGTTGTTGCAATTTCAGAGCCTTGAACCTGCTCGTCAACAAAAGCATTAAAAATACCTAAACTATTAGTAAAATCAACGCACCCTGCTTCTTCTAGTATCGTTCCAGAAAAGTTTACTTTGGCCGATATGCTATCAATAGAACTCGCGCTTTCAAGCACAGAACTTAAAAACGAAGGAGAAGCATTTGTTGAATCTACCGCACTAGCCGTTCCAACAAATGTGGATTCAAAAACCGCAAGCGATGATACCGCGTCAACTGCTGAAGCAGCCTCAGAAGCTGAAGAAACAAATATTATTAATACGGATTGAGAATCAACCCCGCTTGCCGTTTCTAATATTGTTAAATCAAAAAATATACCGCCAAGTTGTTCATCCACACCACTTGCTGTTTCTGATGCAGTTGAATTAACAACAAATCTGGAAGAGACAGAATCAACTGAACTTGCTGTTTCTGCTGCCGTTGAATTAACAACAAATATGGAATAGACAGAATCAATACCTGCGGTTGTTTCATTAATAGATGATGCAAATGCAGCGGCAGCAGAAATTAAATCTACGCCAGAGGCTGCTTCTGTAATACTCCCAACAAATATAATATTATATGATATTGAATCAACTGCACTCGCAGTTTCTGAGGCTGTTGAATTAATACTAAACGAAGAAGAAATTGAATCTAGGGCGGATGCCGCTTCTAATATAGAAGAAACAAAAGATACGGCTGCTGAAATTGAATCAACGCTTGATGCTGTTTCTGTAATGCTTCCAACAAATACAACAGTGGTAGATGTTGAATCAACACAACTTGCGGTTTCTGTGATTGAGGCTGGAAAAACAGGTACAGACGATGTATTGTCTACACCAGAAGCATTCTCTAATACAGAAACAAGATAAAGCGCGCCAGTCTCCCCCGTAGAAGAAAATGGCGCGGACGAAAATGGAAAGCCGCTAAACATTTAACGACCCTCCAGATTTTTATTCAACAGTCAGTTGGTCTTCCGCAAACCAGCGAGATTGTTGTACGCCCTCAAGGTCAGTCCAAGTGATTTGGTAGAAGAAGTTACCATCTTCATCCATACGCATGGCTTCAACCGGACCGCTAGGAACAACGGCCTTGGCAACAACAACATCGCCTTTCTTAAACTTGGTAGCCATTTGTTACTCCTTAAGTAGCAGTTAAGCTGAACTGATAGGTGACGTTCAACGTGTCACCGTTAACCACCGCGCGGTCACCCGGCGATTGGAAGTCAGAAGCCGAGAACAACGTACCGGTAGAACCGCCCTTGGTGCTGTTGGACACAAGGAATGCACCACCAACAGTAGTTGTACCGTTGATGTTAAACACGGCCACAGAGGCGCTGTTGCTAATCACTGACGGGTTTGCAGTGGTGGCAGTGCCAAACACCGCTTGGGGACGAGTGGCATTGCTATAGGTGGTATTCTCGGTCCAACCAGCGTGGGATGACATCGTGTCGCCAGCAGCCGGGTTATTAGATGCAGCAGCACCGTACAAACCAATATACCAAGCAGCGGTGTACGCAGAGCCGCTGAAATACTTGGTGTTCATATCTTGAAGACCAACGTTAACAACGAGGTTTTCATTGTCTTCGCGCCACTTCAGATTGCCGTCCTTGTCAAAACACTCAACAATAAAACGACCCTTAGCCGACATATTTTCACCGGCCTTCTTGTTTGCTTCAACACCAGCGTTAACTAGGTCCACGCTGGCAGCATTTTCATTTTGCATGACTGCTCCTTAAGAAATTCGGACTAACGCCGATGTGTTTGTTGCTACAGGGAATTGAACTTGGAATTGGGTGGTAGATGTTTTATCCGACCCAAAATCAAGAACAAACAAAGCGATGTTACTACTACCTTGATAAATCAACGCACCACGGGCAGTAATAACACCAGTCCAAGTAGCGTCAGAAAAATCTAAATATGCAATGCCATCTAAAATAGCAGTGGCAGGAGTAATAGCCTGTCCACCTGCGGTGTACCCCGTCGCCACAACTTCATTGTCTGTTGTATATGCAACGGTCTGCGCGTTTAAGGTGGCACTTGATGTATACAAAGCAATCTTGAAAGTCTGCGTAGTCGGCGCAGCAAAATCAAACGTACCAGCCAGCAGACCAGATTTAAACGTGTCGCAGGTATAGTTGCCAGTAAATGCCATTACACAACCCCATTATTTTGAGGGAGCGGAGCAACTCTGGACTGTCCAGAACGGTAAGCATCGCTACGCTCAAGGCCATCACCCAGACGTTTAGCCATAGCAAGGGCTTCGTCATACCGTTTCTGATACGCAGTATAAACATCCGGCTCGCCTTTCATGTAGGTGTACGCTTCCAGCAAAGAGCCATAAAAGAGAACGGAATCAAAGTTATCGCCCAGCCAAGATGTAGTGGCGGTAGTAATCGACTCTGGGTAGTAATAGTAATGAAGCTCAATGGTATAAGCATTATCAGGCGTCGGACCCAAAATAAACGAAAGTTCGTTTGTAATTACCGGCGTAGCAGCATTTGTCGTGGTAGGTCCAAACAAAGCGTAATATTCTGGCAATCCAGTATCGCTGGGATTGGGAAAGGCTGCTCGAATAAAGTTTACGTCTTTGTTTAACAAATAAGAATAAGCCCCAGTACCATCAACAACTGCCATTGAGAATACGGACAAAAAATCATTTGGTGCAGAAAGGTATTTATTATTTCCGTATGTTGCGCCGGTAACATTTTTACGCAGCGACGGGAACTGAATCGTATTGTAAATACGTTGTTCAGCTTGTTTAATGAACGTGTTTATATCATCAGTTGCAAACTGATTCTCAGTATAGCTTTGAATCTCAGCAACTAATTGTGTGTAGTTCATGATTAAGCCATCGGGCCGCGAGCCTTAGTACCCTTGGTAGCAGCGCCGCAACCACGGATTTCAATGCCATCAGTCTTAGCCGGGGCGTAGTCGTTTCGAACAATGTTGCCAACAGACATATTTACGTCGTTAGCCTTCATGCGGTTGCCGCCCTCATAGCCGCTATTCTTGATGTCAACACCGGCCTTGCCATCCATAGTGTGCGGTTCAGCATAGACTTCGGCAGAGCCGACTTCCTTGCCACCTTTCTTCATACTGAAATTAGCCATTATCGACCCCGCGACGAAGTGCGTTGATTGATGACCTTAGCCATGCCGCGACCATACTTCTTCATATCAAGATTGGTCTTGCCGCCTTTGGCGAAGCCCTTGCCGTGCATACGCTTTTCGTGCGACTTAACTTCTTCGTCGGCAATCTTCTTAACTTCTTTCTTGTCCATGATTGTTCCTTAAGTTGTTACTACGGTTACTGTCCCAAGTGTAATTTGCAGCGCCAGATTGTTTGGCGTTAGGTAATCATCATTTGCCCTTGAGCCACCAACCGGATTCCAACCCCATTGTATAATTCTACTACCTCCGCCATCATTTCCAGAAACATAATAACTTGTATCTGGTCTTGGTTGACGAACGGCTTGCGGGTCATTAACTGGATACATACCAAGTTGCAACTGCGGTTGGTCCGGTTCCCAGCATTGCGGACAAACACGAATATTTGTCAGCTTTGTTTTAATCGTCAAATACTTTAAATGCAGCAGCTTATAGCGGAACCCGCATCGGTCACATTCCGCGATTGAATGCTTGCCAGATGAAAAACTGTTAGGCATTTAATCACCTATAGAACAAACTGCGCGGAACAAATCGAACCGGAGCTTTTTCCCGGTCTTCGTCAGCAGCAAGCTGGAATTGTTGTTCGTAGTCAGCTTTAAGTTCCATACGACGTTGCGGGTCGATGTTGGGTAGCTTCATTGCAAGGTAATAGGCCAAGCCAGCAACCATGCAAGGAATGAACCGGAACGGGATATCCTGAGTCTTAGTGCCACCATCTCCGGCGTCTTGAATGCGGCGCATACGCCAGTAAACAAACGTGTATGTTTGTGAACTGTCCGGAGTAGGCCAAACAACAACTTGAGGCGGGTCAATGCCAGTTGAAGGATTTGTCCCGGCGGGTTGACCACCAGCAGGATAGGTAGCGCCAGACTGACGATTAATCCACACTTGAATTGGACGGCCAGTGGCATTCTTGTTGGGAATCACCGCATAGGTAGTCACACTGATGCGGTTGATGTTGATGTCTGTTTGGTTAGAGCCTGTTCCGGTGCGGATAACATGGTCAACTAGGTCAATCGTATCTATCGGTAGTGCATATGTTGCAGTACCCGGCGTAAG